GTACACTTGGGAAAAATACGATGAGAATGGTAATAAAATACCTAACAAAGATCGTATGCAATATAAATATTTAAAAGTTATTGATGGTGGAGATAAACCATCAGAAGAAGTTTTAAATAAAATGCTAACAGATGCCCAAGCTAAATGGGACGCTGAAAACGGAGCGTAGACCATGTTTTTTGGCGCTGCTGCTTTTTCACAAATACCTTTTGCGACTACTGTTCCATTAGACGCACAGATTACAGCTACTGCAAATCCATTAACAATTGCTATCGGCAATGTAAATATTTCTGCTAACAATATTATTGAAGTTGTTGCAGCGGATCCATTAGACATTACAAGTGTAATGCCAACAGTTACAACGACTGTTAATATTACAGCTAACTCAAATGCATTAACATTAAATCTTGGAGCTTCAGTAATTTCAGGAGACGCAAACATTACGGCTACATCTAATGCCTTGACTTCTGCGTCAACTCAGCCTACAGTGACAGGATCTGCAGTTGTAAATGTAGAGGCCAATCCTCTATCATTTACAGTAAATGATGTTGGGGTTATTGTCTGGAACCCAATAGAACCAGGACCAACTAATGTGTGGGTAGAGATAAAACCGTACGGAGGAACACCATAATATGGCATCAAGTTATTCAGATGATTTACAATTAGAAATAATGACAACCGGCGAAAAAGCTGGTTTGTGGGGAAGTATTACTAATGACAATTTAAAAATTTTAGAATTAGCAGCTTCAGGATATTATACAGTTAGTATTGCTGCTGGAAATTTAACATTAAATCTAGACAATGGTTCGGCTTTAGGAGATAGCACAGCCACTGGTAAAAATTTAATGATTGAAGTTACGGGAACATTGGCAGCTAGCAGAAGTATTACAATGCCAACAGGTGCAGAAAGAATTTTTATAGTTAAAGATAGTACTGTAAGAGGAACTTCTAATTATACAATTGGAGTTTCAAATGTAGGTGGATCGGGAGCAGGTATTATACCTCTTCCTGTCGGAGCAACAGCAGCTTTTTATACAGATGGTACTGGCTCTAATTCAATGAAGTTATTAGGAATTTTAAAACAAGGTTATGTCACTGTTACTAATGGAAGTAATTCACCTTACACAGCAGTCAATGGTGATGTAGTAATGGGTGTTACAAACTCAGGAGGCGGTGGAACTATTCAAGTTACCCTTCCAGCCACTCCATCAGCTGGCGATGAAGTTACAATTATGGATACATCTGGTACTGGAGGATTTGCGTCTAACCAATGTACCGTAGATCGAAACGGTACTAATATTTTAGGAGCCGCTTCTAATGTAAATTTACAAAATAATAATCAAGCGGTAACTCTTATATATACTTCCAACGCAACAAAAGGTTGGATATATAAAACTAACACTAACTAAGGAGTTTAATGCTTACGGAAATTAAGTTTGCTCCTGGAATAGACAAACAAGATACTAGCGTTGGTGCAGTTGGTCGTTGGGTTGATTCTGATCTTACAAGATTCAGATATGGTTTACCAGAAAAAATAGGTGGGTGGTCTTCTTTATTAACAGATACTATTGTCGGGGTAGCTAGGGCTCAATATTCTTTTGTTGATAAAACTGGAAATAGATACGTAGCAATTGGCACTGATAAATTTTTACTTATTTATTTTGAAGGANAACTTTACGATATAACTCCTTTTAGAGATAATAATGTAGGGGCTCAAACTACTTTTACATCTTCTACTTTAGCAACCAATAGTACAACTGTAAAAACTTGTACTATTACTACAACATCAGATCATGATTTAGAAGCTGGTAACATTATTTTATTAAATTCTGTAACTCTTCCAGGAAGTACAGGATTAAGTGCAAGTGATTTTGAAGATAAACTTTTTCAAGTTTTAACAGTTCCTACTCCAAGAACATTTACAATTAATTCTTTAAATCAAGCTAGTTCAGTAGTGGGTACTGGTGGAAGTATGATTGTTGAACCTTATGCAACAGTAGGTCCAACAGAACAAACTTACGGATATGGATTTGGTGTTGGAAATTATGGTGGTACCGTTTCAGGTGCTTTACAAAACGATTTAGACGGAGCGCTGGCCGCGGACACTCAAGGTAATAATGGTTCTGCTACACAAATTAGATTAACATCTACAACAGGATTTCCAACAGCGGGTACAATAGCTGTAGAAAATGAATTAATAACATACACTGGAATTGCAGGTGTGGAGTTAACAGGTATAACTAGAGGTGCAAAGGAACTGCAACCTTTGGTACATCAAATGGTCAAGCTCATAGTGATGGTGAAACAGTTACAAACGCTACTGATTATGCAGGATGGGGATCAGCTGTACAAGCGTCAACTGTTACTCTTGAACCTGGACTTTGGTCTTTAAGTAATTGGGGTGATGTATTAGTTGCAACAATTGCAAACGGCAAAACTTATACATGGGATTCATCTGCTTCGGCACGATTAAGTGTTAGAGCATCACGACAAACTTTATCTTCAGGATCAAGTACTTTACAAAATTCATTTTATTGGACCGGAACAGGAACTTATACTTCAGGAAATACTTTAGGGGCACAAGCCAATGAGGTTGCAGGAAACCCTACAGCATCAAGAATGAGTTTAGTATCTCCAACAACAAGACACTTAATACATCTTGGAACAGAAACAACTATTGGTGATGTTGATACACAAGATGATATGTTTGTTAGATTTTCTAATGCAGAACAATTAAACCAATACACACCACTTGCTACCAACTCTGCAGGTACCCAAAGATTACAAGATGGAACTAAAATTGTTGGAGCGTTGATTGCTAAAGAAAATATTTTAGTCTGGACTGATAATGCTTTATACACAATGAAATTTGTAGGTGCTCCATTTACATTTGGCTTTGAACAAGTTGGTACTAACTGTGGATTAATAGGTAAGAATGCTTGTATTGAAATTGATGGTGTTGCTTATTGGATGTCTAACAATGGTTTCTTTGCATTTGATGGTACTGTCAACTCACTGCCTTGCGCAGTAGAAGACTATGTATTTGATGACGTAGATACAACTAAAGGTCAACAGATTTGTGCAGGTTTAAACAATTTATTTACAGAAGTTATTTGGTGGTACCCAAGTTCTGGATCTGATTTTAATAATAGATCAGTTGCTTATAATTATGGTGAAGCAAAACAACCACCTTTAGGTACATGGTATACAAATACTAATACTAATTTTAATAGAACAAGTTGGATGGATACTTTAATTTATCCACAACCATACGCTACTCAATTTAATAGTACTTCTTCAGGTACTTTTCCATCAATTATTGGAGAATCAGGACTAGGTCAAACCGTTTATTTTGAACACGAAACAGGTACAGATCAAATTAATCCTAATGGATCTACTACTAAACTTACTTCGTTTATCCAATCATTTAGTTTTTCTTTACAAGCAGAACAGAGTGAAGTATTTCTAGCTATGAGAAGATTTTTACCTAATTTTAAAGTGCTAGCAGGTAGTAATAATGTTACAGTTGGAATTACAGATTATCCTGCAACTGATACAGTTGATTCTACTTACAGTCCTTTTACAGTTTTGCCAACGACAACACATGTTGACACACGAGCTAGAGGAAGATACGCAAATTTAAAAATAGAAAATACAAATGCTGGAGAAAATTGGAGATTTGGAACTTTTCAAGTAGATATACAACCAGATGGAAGNAGATAATAATGTCAAAAGGAACACATAAAACAAAAGATGGACGCACTGCCAAAAAAGGTTTGTGGTACAACATTCATCAAAAAAGAAAGCGTGGAGAAAAAATGAAAAAGAAAGGAGCTAAAGGTGCACCCACTGCTCGTGCTTTTAGAAGAAGTCAGGCCTAATGACAGGACCTGCTTTACGAGGATATGGGAGAGCCTATATGGCCTCTGGCGGAAGAACACCCGCGTGGCAAAGAAAAGAAGGAAAAAATCCAACAGGAGGCTTAAACAAAAAAGGCGTAGCTTCTTATAGAGCAGCTAATCCTGGGTCTAAACTTAAGACAGCGGTAACAACTAAACCTTCTAAATTAAAAAAAGGATCTAAAGCTGCCAACCGTAGAAAAAGTTTTTGCGCGAGGATGACCGGGATGCGTAAAAGACAAAAGCCTAGTAATAATACAGGTGATGATAGATTATCTAAATCATTAAGAAAATGGAATTGTTAAATGACAAAAATAGTAGTAAGATTACCAGAACCTAAAAAAGAATACACCGAAGATAATCAAAGACAAATTAATAGAGCAATTAGTTTAGTTGTAGAACAATTAAACTCTACTTTTTTAACACAACAAAAAGAAGATCAAGAAAGGTTTACGTGGTTTAATGGCTAATATATATAGAAAAGTAAATACTGATTTAGTAGCTTCTACAGTTAACACAGCTTATACCGTTCCCTCTAATTCACGAGCCTTGGTCAAGTCTATTCATATATATAATAATGGCGCGGGG